TGTATTTATTAACTCCTCTTGTCTGTGTATAGTAGATGAGTCACTCTTGGCTAATTGAATGTATAACTTTTGCTTTTGTCTGCACTCGTGTAATTCAATCAACCTTTCGTTTATTTCCTTGATCGTGCTGTCGGAGTATTGAGAGTAGACTCTCTGTGGTGTTAATGCTGCTAATACTATCAGAGTAAACGTTGCGAATGGAATCAATCTCTTTATCAACTGCATAGATTTCTCTAATTATAATGACTCTACTGGTATCAGGTCGGTATGTCGCAATAACTTTCGAGGTATGGTGTATTGATAATAAAATCGATAGCGTGACCACCCACAACATCAGTTTTAGAATCGTAGAAAGGCTCAGCATTTCCGCTAACCGAGATTTCAAAGTCTGCATCACTTACATTTCTTTTTAAAAGGGTTACTATATCAATGATTATCCCTGCTGAATCACTCAACACCTCGATAGTATTTGAACTTGATTCAAAGGTTCTATCCATTACCATCATAGCAAACTGATAGGAAACCAATCTTTGATCGGTGTTAAATGTGAAGCCATTAGGCACAAGCCAAACAATAGGATAGTATTTAACCTCGTCTACTGCAAAGTCAAAGTCAGCCCCTACTGCGAACTTGCCGACCATCTTGTGGCTTTCCGCTTGGGTTTTTATCTTTTCGATTATCTGGTTTAGCGTCATACTGTTTTAGTTTCTGTTCGTTCTTTAAACGCCACTTATTTTTAGTTATCTTCTGGGAAGTCATAGTTAAAGAAGCAATCGTCATCATTACCTGGTAGATACATACCTCCAAAGAAGGCGGTGTTGTGTGGTCTGATAACATCGAAACCACTTCCAGGATTCAAATATAACGGATAGTCTGTTGGGTTTTCTTTTAGGTAATCTCTTAATCGTTCAGCGTAATACTCAGCTTTATCTCTGTATCTCTTCTCAATCATTGTCAACTCCTCTGTGGTGATAGGTGTTGCGTTATCGCTATTCCTACTCGCTACCGATTTGTTCATAAACTTGAAGGTCAAAGGTAGCATACTCTCAACCAACGTATAATACTTTAAGCAAGGTGCGATGTAGTTATCTATCAAGGTTGTATTTAAAGACGTTAGAGTGCCGTTATATGCTTGTGTCAAGACCTCATCGTAAACACCACTTCCAACGATATCCCGAATGTAAATTTCTTGTGCCTCTTTGATTGCACTCTTGAGTAACTTATCGTCAAGGTTCTCGTTTAAAGGTGTGTTATCCTTGAGGTATGTGGTCGATATGAAATAAATAAAATTAGCCATTGATTTTTCTTCTTACAAGTTTAGATTGCCAATAGTGACGACAATAAGGAACGTGAGTTGTTGTGCCTTTTATAGTCATCCAACCTCCTCTTCTTCTCCAAACATCATAACCAAGTATTGAAGTCATTTGATCAATATCCTCTCTGGTGTATAGTCTGTTGAATCCAACAATCTGTCGGCAAAAATCTCTTGAGGTTTCAATTATTTTATCTCCAGAGATACCCGGTGCTTTCTCATATGAATACATTGACAGTATTTCTGTTTGAATGCCATTCTTTTTTAACTCGTTTAAACCTTTATTTGTTGTGTTTAACTTGTTGTCCAAAAGTCCGTCATCTATTAGTTTAGCAACCTCCTCCTGGATTTTTTGTGAGTCTGCCTTAATGTTGGCAACAATATCACCCATTCCATATTTTTTGTTGCTATTCAATAATTGAAGTATCATTATCCCAAGAGTTGATGCAAAGTCAAAGGTAACCTCTTCAAACTCATCTCCACTCACCCCGAATTGTTGAAATACCTCAATGTCTCTATCATCATCCCAACCGAATGGGTTTTGACTTGACATCTCTTGCTTGTTGCTCATTCCTAACTCTTGCCTTGCCTCATCTCTATCAATTAACCCTTTCTCAAATAGGTTCACATAATCTAAACCAATAGGAGGTCTATTCTTTGTTTTTAACTGAACCGGTGCAATGTATTGAAAGATAGAACTCAATGCTCTATCCATCTGAGTCTGTCTTGGCTCAACATAAGACACCTGGAACGACTCGTATGCCTCAATCAACTCATTACGTCCTCCAAGTTGCCCTTCACTTTTAATACCGAATAACATTGGTGAAGTAACCCTATGCCCACTAAATATCTCCTCTTGTACTTGCTGATTCAATTGCATAAACAACTTATCAAAGTCAGAAGGTGCAAGGTTATTAATGGTAGATGGTGTTTCGTTTGGGTCGTTGAACTGGATTATCACCCCTCCAGCGTTGTCGCTACCTGTAAAATTCTGCTTGAATCTTTTAACCGTTTCCCTCGCTTCCGAAGGAGTTGGCAGACCTTTATACAATTGGATTAGGGTCTGAGCAGAGAAACCACTCTTTATAGAGTTAAGGTGGAAATTAGCAATCTCTGTGTCTATCTCTACATATTTCAATGCTGCAACATATACCGGTAGAGGATACTCCTCTTGACCTGCTCTGTACATCTTGAAGCAGTACACTTGTTTGTTTTCACGAGTCGTTGGATTCCATTGAGGATAGTATTGAACCTCACATCTTCTGTTTCCCCAATCTTCTGAGTAAGCATAACCACCATCAATAGCCACCCTTACATTTTGGAAAGGTAGGTGATAGATTTCAGCAATTGAAGTCTTTGCCTTGTTCCATATTATCTCAAGTGCGAAACCATCAAATAACTCAAGGTCATTGGCAATCTTGCTCTTCAATGAATCAAAGTCCTCATAAGCATTGATATTACCTAAATAGTCTTGTGCCTTTGCAATATCCTCTGTGTTTTGTCCTAATATCTCAGTCTTATCACCAGCAAGATACGCTGCCTTTTGAGTGATAATAGCAGAGTGCTTAGGGCTTTTATTAAACAACTCAATTAAACCCATTGGGTAAAGGTTGTCATCACCGAAAGTGATTATCCCTTTGCTCTTGTTCTCCTTGAACGTGGGCAGTTTAGACTCGGCTAAATTTATCCGAACGAAGTTACTTTCCATTTTTTACAAATGCGTTATAGTGGAATATCGATGCCCAAGTAAATAGACTCGCATAACCCACGTTAATTATTATCTCTGGAATCGGTGGATATTGTGCCACCAAAACATTATACAAAGAACCCATTGATGGAATGGCTAAACCAACCCTCAACAACCATTGTTCAAACAATGTCAATTTTGCAATGGCTTTAACCTCACGTCCAAATACGAAAATGTAAAACAAAGTCGCATTGACAAAGATTAAAATGTTGGCTATCTCATTTATTATCTGCATCGAGTTTATCTTTAAAGAATTTTTTGCTAAAAGCCTCAACACCTTTCAACCCCAAGAAACCAAGAATAAAAGCAACACCATTTGAATAGTTAGTGTCGCTAATCTTTACCAGGTCGCAAACAACCGGTGTTAAATAGTTCGCACTTGCTACTCCTGTGATTATTGCAAAGAAGGTCTGCTTGATGTTTTTAGTTGCACCTTTTCCAACCAATAACAACGAACCAAAAAGCCCTGCTATCGATTGCATCACATTTATACCTATCTCGTCTAAAAAGGTTTTCATTCTCCGTATATTTTTTCGTTAAGTGTTGGTGTATATTGTGTTGTTGTTGTACCCTCTGTGCATTTCAACATCCCTTGCTCAACTAACTCATCTGCTAACGATGGATCAAGGTTGCTATCACTTGTTTGAGCATAGACCTTATATTCATATTCTCCGGTGTATATGTCTGCCGTTGTGCCTTCGATAAATTGAAACTGATTGTATCTATCAGGGTAACTACTCACATCTGCCAGAATGAAGTTGTACTTTGTATTCGTTGTACGATTGGTCAGATTAAATAAAAATGTAGGGTTATCGATTGTAACCTTCTCCGTTAATGTCAGGTACCAATAAGCCGTTTCGTCCTTTTCTATCGTGAGCATTTATATATATATAGCAAATGTAAAAAATTGGCAAAAAGAAAAGGGCAACCAATGGCTGCCCCTTTAGGAAAGAAACTATGAAAACTAAATACCTAATGTAGTTACTACTGCACTCTGTACTAAATATGGTGCTTCTGTTTCAATTGCACTCAATGTGAAGTTGTACCCTTGTACATCTCCCATTGCTGCACCACTTTCAGCAGTCATTGAAGTAATATCGCAACCATACTCATACCCACACAACCAGTAGTTGTCGTTGTTGTCTTTAACGATACAGAATACTCTGTTCTGTGCTAACAACTTCAACTCATTACGCTTGGTAGTAGACAACTTGCGAAGTCTTGCTACAACGTCTGTCTGATTGAATACAGTACCATTGTCTTGAGATACGTTAGTAGTAGTAGTCATTGAACCTATGCCCTTTGGAAGTTCATAAGTGTATACATCTCCACTTGCTACTGTTGATGCAGTTACCTCGCCACCACTAACGGTGAACCCAGATGATGCCCAATCAATAACGTGGATGCTCTTGATACCACCAACGCTATCCTTACAATCTAAAGTGAACCCTTGAGTTAAATTACAAGCCATAATCTTATGCTTTTAAAGGGTTAGACTTACGCAAGGATAAACTCAACAATCTGGTCAGGGAATCCTACTTGAACACCATACTTGCAAGTTGCACGGAATCTTACCTCGTCCGAATCAACTGAATACCAGAATTTATACTCCTCCTCTTCATTCGCTAAGTCTGTGCCTACAAAGAAGTTAGAGATACGTCCTAAGTACATCTTATCAACTCCGTTCAATCCACCAACACCAACCATCTTAACGTTAGTTGCTGGAATCATTATCTCCATTCCTTCGCTATCAGCAGCGTAGTGGAATAAGTTGTTGTTGCGTAAAGCAGTAGTATACTTCTTGAAAGTATCGATACCCACAAACAATACTAAGTCATCAGCGTCTGCAATGTCTGCTGGAGTTGCAGCATACATATCGTCTACTAAGTCATCGATGTTAGAAGTAGTGATAGCAGTAGCACTTGAAGTGTTACCATCAACCGCAGTTGCATCACCGATAATCTTAACGAATCCGTCAAACTTGTTAGTGTTAGGGTTAGTGTTACTTGTTGCAGTATCACCTTGCCACATTGCTACTTCTAATAATTTAGCAATCTTGCTTGACTTCTCGTTTCCGATTTGCTCCTCGAAAGGAACTGACTCAGGAGAACCAGCAGCGATTTGAGTCTGCATCCACTTCGCCTCTAAAGTCTTAGGGCAAAGAGTTTCTTCAACCTTAATCTTACCTACTGTGATAGTACGCTGTGAGAATGTAGTGTTTCCACTCGCTGTATACCCACAACCATCTGTCTGGAAGTATACTGAAGAATCAAGGATGTTAAGTGCCTCTGCACTCTTAACTCCTACTTGAACTTGTCCAGCCGCTTGTAATAAAGCAGCAGTCTTGCCACCAAATAGTGACTTCACAACCAACTCGGTTGATTGCTCATTAGTGTAGTTGGTTAAACCAGTTACGTTAAATGCCATAATTTATTTTTTTAATGTTTTTGCGATGTTTAAAATGTTGTTAAATCTCTCTTCTTTTTTAGACAACTTAGCCGGTGCTTTAGTTGGCTCTGTGCTTGGAAGGTTAGCCACCTTTTCTACAAGGTCGATAGTCTTTGAAAACCCTGATTTGATTTTGCTAATCTCAGACTTTAATGATGCAATCTCATTCTTTAAGTTCTTAACTCTTGAATACTTAGACTTACGCATCTTTTTAATCTTACGCATAGCTTCAACAACTGCCTCAGCCTCTGGTGCTTCATCAATGATGTCAACGATTTGAGATACAACCTCAATAGCAACCTCAGTTGCAATTTCAGCAGTTACCTCATCAGGAGTGATGTCATTAACTACCGCAGCAACTTCTTCAATTACTGCCTCGTCAGTTACAACCTCCTCAACTACGTCAACAACTTCTTCCATCTCCTCAGCAACTTCTTCAGATGGCTCAACGATTTCAGTTACAAGCCCACCCTCAGTTGTGATAAGTTTACCACCTTCAACCTCATGTGTTGCGTCTGGTGCTGGGATAAGCCCCTCGCCAGTTTGAACGAATATAGC